TTTTTAAAGTTCGCTCATATGGTAGGGACAATTTTTGAAAAACTTTCTCGATACTGCGTGCTGCCCATATTTGAACATCTACTTGCGTTTCTCTTTTTATCCTTTGTAGTAATTCTTTTTCTTCTTCAGCTAATTGTAACTTTAATTTGTGAGCTTGTTCTGTATCTACGCGAACTCCTAAAAATCTCATATCAACGAGGCAAGGAAATAGGTCAGTCTCTAATTGAAAAATAGATTCTAGATCTTGATTAAGCATTTCTTTTTTCATTTCTTTCCAAAGAGCAAAAGTTAATTCTGCATCACGCTCAGCATAATTACCAACATACATTGCAGGTAACTTCCACATGTCAGCTTTAGGATCTATACCCCATTCTTTTGCAGCGTTGACTAACTCAGTTTCATTTTTACCTTGACCTAAATAATCCCAACCTAAAGATCCAAGATCATATCTAAATCTATTTTCATTAACTAGTGACGCTGCAATCATGGTGTCAACAATCTGTCCATTTATTTGTACACCCATGGATCTAATCCAACACACATCATACATTGCATTGTGAAAAATTTTTGTAGACTCAGACTTGCAAATATCTGTAAACCATTGAATTACCTTACTTTTTTCAAGGTTACCACCACCTTCATGATCAAAAGGAAAGTAACCTGCGTAGCCATCTGTTGCAACTGCTATACCAACAACTTTACCTTTACCAACGACAGAGCCTGTGCCCATAGTTTTTAATTCTGGATCTTGTGTTTCTAAATCAATTGCAATCTCATCACAAAATCTTAAGTCTGGAAATTCTGTAGGTTTAACCCACTCTGTTTGTGCTTTAAATATCATTTGTAGTCTCTTTCAAGTATCATTTCTAAAAAGTGAATTGCTTTCAATATGTCTTGCTTCTTTCCCTTATCACGATGTCTTATGATATATTTTATAGCACAACCCTCGGGATATAGCAATTCATTCTCAACTACAAATTTACTTGGTTGAATTTTATATTTTTGGTAGTGTGATCCTCCATGTTGCTTGCTCCATACTTTACTCATATTTTAAACTCCTTTGATTTATTTTGTGATTTAATTAAATATAAATTTTTCATACTTCTTGTAATACCTACATACCAAACTCTATATTCTTCATCTTGTTTAGACATAGATTTTTTAGCTCCTTTCAATGTGTTAGATGTGTGGTTTAAAAATAATATTACGTTTGTAGCCTCACCACCTTTAGCTCCATGTATTGTTGATACTTTTATTCTTGCCTCTTTTGTTGGATCCTCTCCATTTAATAATAACAACTGCATATAAGTTATTTGACTGTCTGGTAATTTATTAAATGCATCATACCATTTAAGAGATAAGTTCATGGGTCCAACAATTCTTTCTTTTATTCTTTGTATCTGTATATCTGGTATTGTTATTTTTCTTTGTAACGATGACCAATATTGTATATCCTCATACAAACTTTTACCAATGCTATTGCCTTGCGCCGTATTAAAAAATAAACCTTTCTTTTTTAAATATGTTGGTACTGATTTTAATAATGATTTTGTTCTAGTTAATATTAACCAATCACCTGTGGACATATCTATATCTGACAATCTATATCTTTCAAAAATTTCTCCAGTTTCAGACTTTGGAAAATATTCTTTGTCAATCCTATTTTCTTCTATTCTAGTGATGACATTTAATGCAACTTCTTGTATAATACTTGGCACTCTTTCTGACTGTTTTAATGGTATCTCTTTTGCATCATAATTTATAAAAGAATCTACGTCCGCACCAGCCCAACCAAATATTGCTTGATCATCATCACCTGCAACCCAAACATCACAGTTAGTATCTTTCTCTATTTTATTTATCATAGCCCATTGTATAAGAGATAAATCTTGTGCTTCATCTACAAATATAACATCAAAGTCTGGTGTAACATTTTTATCTAAAAACTTTTGTATCATGTCTGTAAAATCAATCAAACCATATACATCTTTGTAACTTTTAATTTCTTTTTCAATAGCATCTAGTTTGTCTCTTTCTATTTTAGATAGATGCTCGTTAAGATCTAGTTGATCCATAACAGATATTTGTTTAACTCTAGCTAAATTTATTAAACTTAAATACTCACTATCAGATGAAAATATGCCATTCCAATTGTTTGTTTCATACGATGCATATTTAATTTGTATACCACAAGTCTCACCAATAACTTTATAGTTTAAGTCTTGCATTACATTTTCCTCTTTTAAACCCAGTGTGTTAAATGCCAAAGAGTGTAATGTTTGAAAGTATTTGATATCTTTCTTTGTAAGCTCTGTTTTAACTTTTAAAAATCTATCTCTTGCTTCACCAGCTGCCTTACGTGTGAATGCAAAATAACCTATCTTTTTTAGTGGAACACCTTTATCTACATACCTTTGCACTTCATTTAATAATCTTCTAGTCTTACCTGTACCTGGTGGTCCAACCACTTTATATCTCATTAATAGTTACTCTGCTTTCTTTCTACTGGTTTGTATTCTATTTTATCTATGTGTAGTTGTTTAACTCTACAAACTTTCATCGTTTTACCATCTACATTTAAAGAATGATTAAATTCTACATCACATTTATCTTTTAATTTTTGTGCAATACGCTCTTCTGGTATTTTCCAACTCGCACCTAGATGATCGATGAAAGAATTAAATTTAAAATAGTGATGACCATCTTCTGTTAAGCAAGATCCACTGTTGATCTGTATTCTTTTTTTAGCTCTTGGTCCATTAACACAATATTGAAATAACTCTTCTTTTAATCTGTCTTCTATTTGTGTGCCTGCAGGTGGTGTTATCTTAACAGAATTTTTTCTAAACTCTGTTAGCTTTGCTCTAAAATCTTTTGGTTTTAATGGTTCATGATATATGCCTGTTTGTTCCCATATTAAATCTAATAACTCTGTTTGTTTTGTTATTAGTCGCCTGTTGCTTGCTACAACACCAGCTTTGGTGCCATCAGGTAAAGCCACATTGAATCTATATTCTGGTTCTGCATACATAATAATTTCAAAATCTGTAATATCTGGAAACATAGTAATGCTATCTGATTTAACACCAAACGGTCTAGAATAACAAAGACTACGCATACACTTACTATGTATTGGATCTTCATAACAAGTATGACCTGCTGTATCTTTTTTCCAAGCAGCTATCTTTGAATCTAATTTTGATTTATCCCAAGGTGTTTCAAGATAAGTATAGTTTGCATTTGCAACATGATCTGGCCACTTATCTTTGTATTTCTTTTTGGCAAAGACCATATAATTGTACATAAACCTATCTCTACCATCATCTAATTTTCTTTTAGAGCAAAGCGCTAAACATGGTGGACCATCTTCAAACTCTTCATTTGTGCCAACTAAAATATTTTTATATGTTTGATCAACTAATTTATCTAATTCTTGTTTACCTATTCTACTTTGTTCTGCTATCTCTAAAAATTTTTCTATATTTAATTTGTTATTATCTTTATCAACTGCATATCGATTAGTGTGTCCATTATTAAAATATGGTAAGTTTATAAAATTACCTGGTTTTATTTCTCCTTTATCATCTTCCTTTAATTCTTTCTGTTTTGGAAAAACCTCTGTGTCAGGATCTAATCCAAGAGGCAGTAAAAAAGATTTAAGTGCCGAGATTAGATCGACAGTTGGTATTGGTTCTTTTAAAAACAAATAACAATGTAGCCCTCCACTCTTTGATAACAATGGTATTAAAGGTAGTTTGTATTGTTGAAATAATGCTAAATAGTTTTCTATTTTAAATGTTGAATAATTTTTTGGATCAATATCTATGCATCCAAACTGTGAAGTTTTATCTAATCTGCATGGCTGTATGCCTATAGATATTTTACCTTCTATGTGATCTTTGTAATCACCCTGTGTGATTGGCCTTCCTGCCCACTCGTAGTTTGGTTTAAGTTTATTTTTTTCTGCATCTAATTGTGCAGATGACATATCTGCGATACCAAAATCGCCCTGATAGCCTGTAAATAATTTTATAAATTCATCAACCATAAGATCCCGGGTCGGGGTAGTTCCACTCTCGCTTCCCTACCCCTATCTCCTCAAAGAGAAGAATTAGTAGTTAGAGTCCTCTTTAGTGGACTCAGCTTTTGCTTGACTATTTTTTAACGAGTTATGGAAATCTTTTGCCATTTGATAAACTCCAGCATCATCTACTTTCTTTACCAAATTTATATTATATCCATGCCAAGTAAAGCTACCTGAATTTTCTACTGAGTTTAATTTGTAAACTCTAGAAAACATTGGTGCCGGTACAGACTTGTTAGTTTTTGGATTTATTTCAAACTGATCTTCCATCAGTGAGTTCCAACTTCTACTAACTTTAAGCTGTGTTGACTTCATAGTCATCAAAGCTTTTTCTGGTCTGTCACCCAAGATAATTACAAAATGATTTGCTGTCTTAATGATTTCATTACCATTTGCCAGCATATCTTTGTTTCTATCATTTTGTGTTGTTTGACTCATGATGCCTGGACCCCTATCATTGTGGATAGGTCTACCTTCTCTTTTTTCAAAAGGTGCCCACTCTGGATATGTCATCTTATAAAAGACTGGAATTACATCTATTCCCTTCTCTCCACTATACAATTTTTTTGTAACTGTATTGTAGAACATACCTGCTTCTGCGCCTTCAACATACTTTGCATGTTTCTTTTTAGTTTCATCTGAACCTGATTGTAATAGTTTCAGAAAAGGTAATGCTAGATCTGACTTGTCTATGTTTTCAAGACCCATTCCTGAATCTGATACAAAGTCTAATGTTGCTAATGCACCACCTTGTTTTGTTGTTAAGTCTCCTGTTTCTTGACTCATGTTATTTGCTCCTTGTTATTTTTGTTTTGTTTCCCTTAAACAGATTGAAATGTTCAGAAGGTAAGTCCAAATCTTTTTGAACTCGCTCTCTGTATAGTGCTTTGAGAGTCATGGGTTCAACTTTCAATTTTTGTTGAGGTTGATACCCACTACTCTCGGCAAGGTTAGCGTATTCACGCGCCTTGTTATCTTCGTTACGACCAAAGGAAACAGTGATTTCATTCTTAATCAAATCACCCAAGTCGTTGTTTCGAAGCCAGTTAAATGCGCCATCCCGTTTGTCTACAGGTATTGTTGCGCTG